CTAGCCCTTGTCTCGCTGCGCGACCGATTGCGCCGTGGTGACCTGTCTCATGAGCCAGGCGTTATCGGCGCGCAGTTGATCGTTCTGTCCCTGCAGGCCGTCGCGCTCCTTCGTGGTCCGCGCCAGGTCGTCCTTGGTCTTGGAGAGATCCTCGGCCACGGCCCGGCTGCCGCGATTGATGAACGCGGCGTAGACCGTGGACAGGGCCATGATACAGGCCACCATGATCGTGGGCGCCGCCGCTGTCAATGATTGCATGGGGCGCACTCCTGCCTCCGCCTCGTCTTACTCACCGGTCGGAACGCCCGTGGCGCGGCGCGCCCTCTCCTCCGCCCGCTCCTCCGCCCTCACCGGCCCCCTCGCCGCCCGCTCCTCCGCCCGCACCCGCACGTGCCAGCGGACGACCTGACCAACGAGCCAGACCGCCGCCGCGAACACGAGCCACTGCACGAACAGCGTGAGGTGCTCGTATTCGTAGCGCGTGTCTCCGAACCGCCACGTTTTGACTGCTCCCTCCGAGAGGTCCTTGAGTCCCGCGAACAGCACGAGCCGCGCGGCGACCACGCGCAGGTCCGCCTGCGGCGTGATGCGGTGTGTGATGAGCGCCCCGAGGACGCCCATGAGGCCCATCGTCAGCAGCACCGCCGGGTCAAGATCGCGCGCGACCGCGATCTGAGGCGTCACGTAGATGCCTGCCACGGCCGCGGCGTAGATCGACCAGAGGCGTAGGGCGAAAGACGGGAGTGTGTGCACGTGTTGCATGGGTCCTTAACGTGTGGAGAGGGATGGGAACAGAGGCGCGGGGCGCGCTCACGCCTGCCAGGGGACAGGGGCGTGAGGCGCGCCGACGACAGGGGCAGAATGGAGGAGGTGTGGGGCGCGCGCAAGGGGATGGGCGGGCCATCCCGCCCGTCCCCGTTCCACCCCGTCCCATAGCAGAAGGTGTCGTGGTCAGGGTTAGGCGAATGGTCCCTCGACCGCCACGGTGAGCCCCTGGGGACCGGCCTGGAGGGGATGGTTGTTGCCACTGGTATCGGTCAGCGTGGTTGCCGGCCCGACGCCATCGCGCATCATATACGCGGTCACGCCCTGCCCGTTGGGCACGTCCGCCGTCAGCGGAGCGCGCGGTCCGGCTTGCTGCGACGGGATAGAGTCAACGATGAACTTGGAGAGATCCCACCCGGCCTGATTCGGCCAATTGGCGTACGACGACGGCGATTCCGTGACCCCCAGCCCGACGACGACCGTGAACCCGCGCGCGGGTGTGCCGTTTCCGGCGATCACCGTGGAGTTGCCGCCCAGGGCGACGCCCGCCGGCCCATAGAGTTGGGAGTGGAACTCGACCTGCACGCCGTCGTAGTTGCAAAACGTCCAGAGTGTGATCCAATAGAAATTGGCGCCCGTCGTGATCGCGCCCAGGTCATGCGTGGCGATCGTGTAGCCCTGCACCGCCTCTTCGACGACGACGTGCAGCGCGGGTGTGAGCGATACGCGGATGTAACCGGCCGATCCAGTGTAGAGATCGAGGATCGTCGTCTGCGCCGTCGGCGCGGCCGGCGCTCTGAAAAAGAGCGAGTAGCGCCCCGCGGGGTCACCCAGTTTACCGCCGATGCTCGTGGCGATACCGCTCACGCTGCCTCCTCCCTGTATGCTGTGTGAATCGAGCGCGCCGTAGGACGCGCCGCCCAGGATTGAGCCGCCCGGCGGTGGCAGCGCCACGCCGCCCGTGCCCTGGTAGAACTGCATGCCGTCCCACCAGCAGTAATCGAGCGGAATGACATAGCCCTGCTGGGCTAAAAAGTTGTAGTAGCCCTCGTCCGCGATCCACAGCGTCGCCGCTCCACCGCGCTGGGGCTCGGTGAAGATGACGTAGCGCGCTGCCCGCAGGTCCACCGTCGTCCGCGTCGTTCCATAGACGCGCGCCGGCGTCAGGGCAACGAGTGTGTCTGTGTAGGTTTGCCCACCCGTTACCAGTTTGTAGGTTACGGTGGCGGCCGCCCAGCGGTAGAACATGGCCTGGTCGACGGGGCCGGAGCGCGCCAGGTTGCCGTGCGGTTCGCTGACCTGACCAGAGACAGCGAATGTCTGGAACAACGTGGCCGACGGGGTTGGATTCTGGCTCATCACCGGCTCCCAAAAACACTTAATGCCTTTTTGGCGTCGAGCAGTCCTTGCGCGAGGTCCTGTGGGGAGAGCGGATCGCCCAGGAACGTTACCAGCGTCGTCGTCGTCTCGGCGTAGCCGCCATCGGCTCCCTTCCGGATCTCGTGCTTCTTAACGCGCAGGACCTGCCCCTGGAGGTTGACCATCTGGACGGGGACGATGGCGCCGATCTTGTCCATCTGCAGCACGCTCTTGGTCCACTGCACGGGGACGGCCATGGTCGGACGCAGCCGGCGCAGGCCCGCGTCCGTCGTGCTGAAGGCGCTGGCCAGCGTCGCGGTGACGATTGGTGTGCTGTTGCGCGCGAGCCAGGCCACCATGACGCGCGCCAGGTCCGTCGCGGCCTGCCCGGGGGGCACCGTCGCGTTCGTCTGCACGGCCGTCAGTTGGTCCGTTTTTTGGCGCGGCAGCGGCGCGTTACCATTCACGAGCCAGTACCACCAGTCGTTGCGCCCGTCCAGGCGCCGCTCCCAGTACCAGCCGGCCGGCAGGTACGACGTCGGGCACTGCAGGTGCGTCGCCGCGGCCAGGCCGATGGGCGAGGCGGCCATCAGGCCGATGGTGGCGACGCGATTGGCCGGGTAATCGGCGCCGGCGCACGCCTGCGTCAGTTGCGACACGTACGGGCCGGCGTCGAGCTTGTCCCGTGTGATGTCGCGCCAGTTGATGCCGCTGTTCGAGCTCCAGAAAAACTGGGTGGCGTTGAACGCGAAAAGGCGATTGATCGTGGCCGACGTCGCGCCCGTCCCGCGGATTTGCTGCTGCTGGCCGGCCGCCATGCTCTGGATGCTGATGCCATCCAGTCCGTTCTGCCCGTTCAACGGTTTCCACCCGCGGCCGTCGAGCGTGGCGCTGTAAAAGACGCCGTTGTCGGTGCAGGCGAAGACGCTGGTGAACTGGCCCTGCAACGTCAGACCCAGCCCCACGACATGATTGACCTGCAACGGCCGGCCACTGGGGGCGACCAGGCTCCCGTCGGCGTTGCCGGCCTGGAAGGTTGGCCCCCACACGCCTCCGCCCTGCGAGAGCAGGAAGTAGGCCCCCTGGGCGTCGCCGGCGCACGTCGCCCACACGCTATCCTGGGGCGTCGGTCCGGCCGTGATCACGCGTGAAAGACCCGTGGCGCGCACGCCGACCGGCAGGGCGTACACAACCGGCGCGGCCACGGGCGCGGCCGCCGTCGTCACGTGGCGATAGACCTTGCCCTGGTCCGCCTTGATGAGGGTCCAGTAGGTATAGGCGTCCGTGGCCAGCATGTCGAGCACGGTTGTGGCGAGCAAGGCCGGGTCCCACCCGTTGAAGTCGCCGGCCGGGGAAGCGGTTAGCGCCGGGTAGCGATAGACGCCATCGTAGCGCTTATCGGGCGTCCCCTGGGCGTGCGCGAACAGCACGGTGTTGTTGGACGCGTCAGGCAGGGCCTGTAGGCGAACCACGCGCACACCGAGACTCCCGACGGCGACCCAGGGGCTCGTGGTATCGGTCGGGTCGGTGGACCGCGTATAGACGCCGCTTGGTGTTCCGACATAGATGGACGCGCCCGAGGGGTCCACGGCCATGGAGAGGACAGGCGTCGATTGGAGCCCCGGCCACGGCCGCAGGACGCCATCCCCGAACCAGTAGTAGAGACCGCCCGACTTGCCGCCGACATCGACTCCGACGACGGCCAGGTTATCCTGCCACGCGTCGCGCGCCGCCGACTGTCCCCGCGTCTGCGTGGCCGTGGGCGGCGCGCCGTTCAGGAGCGCGAGCGCAGTCAGCGTCGCGCCGGCCGGTAACCCGCTGTTCGTGTCTCCGCCCGTGAACGCACACTGGTCGTAGCAGGCCGCCAGGTCCACCTGCACCGTGGACTGATCGGGCAGGATGCGCGCCTCGACGCGCTCATCCCACACCGGCCCCACGTTGTCCCCGTTGAACCCGAAGCCCGGATACGGCGTCCCGCCGATGTTGCCGAAGAGCGCGCCCGGACCCAGCGGCGCGCGGCCACGGCCGGAGAGGGCGAAGGACGCCGGCAGATCGTCGGCTGTGCCGGTGATTGTCAGGGTGGCCGTCCGCGTGGCGGCGATCCCTGGCGTGAAGGTGATCGTGACCGCCTGCTGCCCGCCCGCCGCGATGGTCCCCGCGGCCGGGGCCGCGCTGTAGTCACCCGCGTTCGGTTCGGTTAAGGACACGGCGAAGGTCATGCCCACGCCGCCCGTATCGGTCAACGTGATCGTCGTCGTTGCGCTTGCGCCCACGCGTGTATCGGGGATCGGGATGGGCGTCGGGGCCTCCACCAGGTGCGCCGGCGCGAGACCTGAGCCGGAGAGCGCCACGGCGGTCGGGCTGTTATCTCCACCATGCGTAAAGGTCAGGGTGGCTGTCCTGCTGCCGGCCGCGCCGGGCGTGAAACCGACGTGGACCGTCGCCGTGGCCCCTGCCGCCAGCGGGATAGAGGCCGGCGCGTCGCTCGTAAAGTCTGCCGCGTTGGTCCCGCTAATGGCTGTCGCCACGGCGATGGCCGTCCCGCCGCTGTTGGTCAGCGTGAACGCCTGCGTCGGGTCCGCCTGGCCGACGGCGACGGCCGGGAAGGTGAGCGACACAGGCGCGACCTGGAGGTGGCCGGCGGCGGGTGGCGGCGCGCCCCCGCCGCCGGATGATGGCGGCGACTCGTCAGCCAGCAGGAGGAGCAGGGAGGCCACGGGCTACGAGATTCCGTAGAGCGCGATGGTGGAGTTGGCGACGAAATTTCCCGACGATAGCGAGAACGTCAGCGCCGTGATAGCCGCGTCAGCGGCGGGTTGCCAGTAGCCGCTATTAAACTCCGTGCCATCCAGGCGCACGGTCCGCCCGATGTAGGATTTATGTTTGGCCGCGCTCCCCACGTCGAAGAACTCCACCTCGCCGCCTGTGAACTGCCCCGCCATCGCGGTCGAACCCGCGCAGACGCCCACGCGCTGCGCGGCGGCGCTGCCAACGTAATTCGCGGCGGTCGTGTCCCCATTGATGGCGACGTTGAGAATTGAGAGCGGCGCGGCCTAGTCGCTACGCACGGACACCTCTGCCTTGAGCGTGCGGAACGTCTGCGGGATGGCGGTGAAGGGAATCGCCGCCTGCCCGCCCGCCGGCACGACGACCTCCGCGATCTTCTGCATGGCCCCTGTTTGCGCCGGCGTGCCCGCTTGAGGGTCAACGCCAAAAAGCGCGCAGACCGTGCCCGCCGCAAAGGAGCCAGCGGAGAGGGAGAGGGTCACCTCAGTGATAGCCGCGTCGGCGGGAGGCGTCCAAAAACCCGCGTCGGCCTCAATGCCAGCCGCGTCGGTGCTGCGTTGAGCCTGCCCCACGAACGCTTTGTGTGTCGTGGTCGCGGTGTAGTCCGGTAGCTCGACTGACAGGGCGCTGAACTGCCCCGCTGTCGTGGTCGCGCCCTGGATCAATCCACACCGCTGGCCGCCGTTATTGCTCGCGTAGTGCGTCGCCACGGTGTCACCGTTGAACGCGATGTTGACCACACTGAGTGGGACAGCCTGATCGCCCCGCCCACGTAGGTAGACCAGGAGGTGCTTGTAGGTCGTGGGGATGGCCGTGAAGTCGATGGTCGCCTGTCCCCCAGCCGGGACCGTGATCTCTTGCAGTTTCATGGTCAGCGCGCTCCTATCTCAATCCCAGGCTGTCCAATACGTTCAGCGGCGCATCGCTGGTGTCGTAGACGGCATGCCCGCGCTCGCCCTGCGGCACGGTATCCCCCGCGATCACGACACCGCCCAGGCGTTGCATCACCGTGTCCACCGCCTTCAACACGGTATCCGCAAACACCTCCACGTACGTCGAGGTCTGAGAGATTGAGGGGTCCACCACACCGCCGAAAGTCAGGCGGTGCTGGCCCGCCCACCCCGCGCGCCCTGTCTGGACACGCAGCAAGCCCGCGACGCCGGGCAGGGTGCTATTTGTTCCAATGCCATAATGCTGCGGATGCAGCGGCACGATGGTCCCCGCCGGCGCGAGCAGCACATCCTGCAAGGCGCAGTCGGTGTAGTTCTGCCGCATCACCACCACGTCGGCTAGCAGCGCGAAGAGATCGCCGCCCTGGTCCATCACCGTGAGCTCGCCGCCCCGTATGTGCTGCTCCACCGTGTCGACCATCTTGCGCACATCGACCGCCCCGCCCGCCCCTTCCAGGCTGAACTCTGCGAACGTGGGCACGGCCGCCCCGCCCGCGAAGGCGGCCGCGGCGAGCATGGCCGGCGCGCTGTCGGGGTCTGACAGCGGCACAGTGAACGTCAGCGTCGCCGCCATATCGACCTCATGGACGATGGTGTAGTCCACGAGGCGCGAGGACTCCATGAGCAGCGCGTCTGTCGCGAGGTTGTAGAAGCGCACATGCGGCTGTAAAGCGTAGATCTGATGCGCCGTCATGGCCCCGGTACCCAGTCCGTGAGCCTGTCAAAAGTTACTGTCATGCGGTAGCTGTAGGCGTGGCCCGGTGTGATATCCGCGGAAATGCCTCGGCAAGAGCACAGCGCCTTCTGGCTCGTCGTGGCCGTGCCGTCGTTATACACCGTGAGGTAGCCCACCTGCCCACTCACGCCCGCGACCCCGCCCAGGGTGTACGTGCCGGCCAACGCGTCCTGCATGGCCTGGATCTGCTGGACGACGCTCGTGTACGCCGCCTGCTCCGTCAGGCCCGCCGCCGCGAGCACCAGCACCTCGAACTGCATGCTGGTATCGTCGTACGGTGCGGGCGACAAGCCGTGCTGACGGTACGGGTAGGGCTGGCCGGTCAGGGCCAGATCCTTGACGTACGAGTTGGGGGTTTTCTGCACGGCCGTGGTCTTCGTGGGGTCGAAGACGATGCTCCCAAAACTTTTGAGCCCGCCAAGCGGTGTGCCCATGCTGCTCTATGCCTCTCTGTCCCTGGCTCGTCTTTAGCCCAGCGTCGCCAGGCGCGGGCGCCCGGTCAGCCGGAGCGGGTCCGTCGCCGGCGTGACGGGGCCGCGGCCGATGCCACCCACGAGGGCGCGCACGCCGTCGCGCGTCTGCTGGCCCACGACGATGAGGGCCTCATCCTGGTCGTACTTGCGCTTGTAGTAGTCAGCCTGCGTGCGGGCGGCGTCGCGCTGCTCGGTCAGCAGGCGGATGATCGCCGCCTGCCCCGTGTCGCCGGCGGAGCCGAAGGCCGCGGTGGTCGTGCCGAACTCGGCCGCCTGGCCGGGCGTGGTGCGCGGGTACAGGCCGTACGCCCCGCGCGCGAGGCCGGAGGCGCGCGGGGCGGCTAGAGCCGTACCCGTGAGTAGGCGAGGTAGATTCGTCGTCAACGTTTCGCCCAGGGCGGTGGCCAGGCGATCGGCGAGCGTTCGATTGCCCGTGCGCGCGGCCTCGTACTGGCGATCGACGCTGACGATGCGCGCGATGTCCGCGAGGGCGGCTGGCCTGTTGCCGGCGCGCTTATCGACGCCTTCCTGGCGTTGGGCGATAGTTAACCGACCGCGCAGGTCGGTCAGGAGGGCCGCGTGGGCGACGCGCTGCGCGTGCGCCCGCGCATGGGCGGCCAGGACGGCGGCGTGATGGGCGACGGCCTGAGCGTGGTGCCCGGCGCGCTGGGCGATGACCGCTCCGTGGTGGCGGATCGCGTCCGCGCGTCGGGCCGCGCGCTGCCCGGCAGCGGCGGCCGCGTGACGGATCAGCTCGTTATGGTGGCGCGTCCGGATCTGCGCGGTTGCGCCCGCGTGCCGGATGGCGTCGTTCCGGCGATGCTCGGAGGAGGCGAGCTGGGCGCGTAGGACGGCCGCTGTATCGCGCATGCCGGGTGTCGCGTGTTCGGCCCCCTGCAGGCGATTGATGGCGTCGGTGACGGCGCGGGCGCTGGCCAGGTGGCCACGATAGAGCGCCATGACCTGGCGGTACTGGGCCTGAGCCGCGTCGTAGCCGGCGCGCTCCGGGTGGCCCTGGGCGATGGCCGCCGCGGCCGCGCGCTGCGCCGCGTTCATCATGGACACGTTCATGGCGCCGGCGTTGACGGGCGCGGGCGGCCCGTAGACGCCCCCGCGCGTCCCACGCGTCCCGCCTGCCCCCGTGTGTCCCGCGACGACGTGCTGGTGGTCCACGGTGTGGTGAACGGACACAGCCGTTTTTCCTCGACCCGCGCTCCCGGTGTCGTAGGCGGCGGCCAGCGCCGTGTGGACGACGGGGATACGCGCCACCATATCGAGCAGGTGGCCGAAAAAGCCGATCAAGCCCTGCACCTTACTCGTCACGAAGGCGAGGGCGCCGCCCAGGACCGTCTTGAGCGCGTTGCCGACCGTACCGAGGAGCGGCACGAACACGCCGGAGAGGAAGCTCCACAGCTTGTTCACGGCGGTGTGGAACCAGCCGACGTGATCATAGGCCAGTTTGACGCCGATCACGAGGCCTGCGATGGCGGCGATCACCAGTCCAATGGGGTTGGCGTACAGGGCCGCGTTGAGGAGCCACTGCGCGCCCGTCCACAGCGCCGTGGCCCCGCGCACGAGCAGCATCGCCGCGTTCTGCGCCAGGAGCAGCAACGTCTGTCGGGAGGTGGCCAGGCCGACCGCGATCGCCGCCCCCTGCAGGAGCCACTGCGCCGCGGCGAGGCCGGCCGTCGCCACCTGGCCGATGACGATGCGCGCCGAGAGGACGGTCATTTGCACCCACTCGGACACGACGCCCGTGCGGACGGCGAGGATCGCCAGGGCGAGCCCGTTGTTCACGAGGGTATAGGCGGTGGCGGCCAGCCGCGCCGCGGTCATGACTCCCGTGGCAATCCCCTGCGCGACGCCCCACGCCACTGTGGCCAGCCGGACAGCGTTCTGCTCGAGGGCGATGGCCGCCAACACGACGCGATAAGCGGTCGCGGCAATGCGCGCGGCCATGACGGCCCCACCAAGTAACACGAGCGCCCCGACCAGGCGGCCGGCTCCCTGCTGGTTCAGTCCGAATTGCGCGTGCGTCGCCATGAGCGGCGCGACCAGGGCGTGCGCCTGGCCCGCAAGCCGGCCGGCGTCGCCGGCAACAGCCAGGACGGCGCGGCCCAGGGCCAGGGCGGTCGGCGTGGCGGCGCGGATCGCCCCGCCCACCGCCGTCAGGGCGCCGTGCAGCGTGCGCAGCGCGGCGGGGCCACGCGCGGCCGCCCACGTGGCCATCTGCGTCAAGGCGGGCTGTAGCTGGTGATAGAGTTCGATGGCGGCCAGGTGGACCTGGTTGCGCAGGATGCCCAGTTGCGCGCCCAGCGTGCGCTGGCTGTTGGCGAAGGCCGTCGCGGTGGGGCTGGCGCCGCGTTGGACGTTGACGAGGCTGCTCAGGATATCGCGGTAATCCTTCGAGGCCGTGCCTGTCAGCAGCATCCCGGCCATGCCGCCGCGCAATGCCGGGACCAACTTGAACATCTCGCTGACATTCCCGCGCGTCGCCGCCTTGAGGTCCGCGAGGACACCCGTCAGCCCGCGCGCCCGCAGGCCGGCCGCGCTGAAGTCGCGCACCAAATTGACGCCCGTTTTCAGAGACAGGGCCGCGATTTCCTGTTGCGCCTGCTTCGCCGGGTTGACGATCTTGGAGAAGAGGCCCACGAGCTGGGTATTGGCGTCGCGCAGGGACTCGTGGCGCGAGAGGGCCGAGAGCGCGGCGGTTACTTGCTGGAAGCTCACACCCATGTTGGCGGCGGTGTCGATGGCGCGGGCGCCGCCGCTCGAAAACTCTTCGAGCGTGGCGTTGCCCTGGGCGGCCGCCAGGTGCAGCACGTCCATGGCCCCGGCCGCGCCGCTGGCTCTGATGCTGTACTCGTGCATCACGTTAGCCAGGGTGTTGGCGACACCGGCGATTTTGCTGTGCGTCGAGAGCGCGGACTCCTCGGCCGTGCGCAGGATCATGGCCGTATCCGCGGCGTTGTTGCCGTAGTTGGTGATGTGCATGTAGCCCTGGGCCAGGTCGTCGAGCTGCCCCGGCGCCGTGGCGGCCAGCGCGCTAATGGTCGTGCGCATCTTGGCCAGGCCGGCCTGGCCCATCGTGGTGTTGTTGGCAACGGCCTGCGTCATGCTGTCGAACTGTGAGCCGACGCGGACGGCGGCCACGGCCACCCCGGCCAGGGCGAGACCGCCCACCATGCCAAACGAACGCAGGGACGCGCCGGCGGACGCCAGGCCGGGCCCGGTCAGGTTTCTAGCCCTGATCGCCAAGAATAACGAGGACGTATAGTCAGCCATAGCCCTACACTCCTCTCCTTATCTATCCTTGTTTAACGCCGCGATGGCGTCCGCCTCGGCCTCGTCGGCGACGTTCTTATACAGCAGTAGGCGCTGCAGGCGCGGCCCCTGCGTCTGGAGCGCCCGGTCGATCTGGTCCAGCGTCCAGTGCGCTTCGAACACCAGCAGGTAGTCCCGCTGGGCTTCCCGCGCCAATCTCCCCACCTGGCGCGGGAGCTTGTTCTTGCACAATAACTGGAGCTGCAGACGGAAACGTGGCGCCCAGTGGGGTCGCCTCGTCGGTCACCGCCATTTCCTTGACGATCTCCTCGAGGCCGGCCTTGCTGGCCTCCTCGATAATCGGGCCGGCGTACCCTTGCGGCAGCGCCCGGACCATCTCCCACGTCAGCGGCGCGATGTCGCCCGGATCACCCCGTGCCGTCTGCGCGTCCGTCGGCGCGTCCCTGAGCGTCCACGACGCGACGAACTCGGCGACCACGGCGCTATTCCAGAGCCCAGCATCGCTGTACTCCTGGGCGGCGGCCTGGCGCTCCTCCTCCTCCATGGTCATGAGCTTGGCGCGCACGTCCTGGGGCATGGTGTTGGAGCGCGCCTGGACGCGCGCGAACATCTCGGCGGTGAAGGCCGGCTTGAGCGTGACGGTCTCGCCCTCATCCCAGCCGGGGGCGCGGAAGATCCGCGCCATTTTGCGTGTGTTGAACGCGGGCATGCTGTGTCCTCTCCCGTCCCGTTAGGCGGTGGCGTAGACGGTGTTATCGCCGTTGATGACCGTCAGCGTGAGCGGGACGATCGCGGCCGCGTGATCCGTCATGAACTCGAAGTCCTCGACCACGGTACCCGCACTTGGGGTCTTCCACGCGTGCTTGGGACAAAATGCTGCGGGAATGGCCAGGACGACCGAGCGGGCCGGGGTATTGCCCACGCCGAACTTGATCAAGCCGGGTGTGGGCGCCGCGGCCCTGAAGGCGTTGTAGGCGTCCGCGTTGCGGAAGATCTTCGTCGCCTTGGCCGTCACATCCGCCTCGGTCGGCGTCAGATACGTCGGCAGCCCGTTGCCGCCGGCCCCGTAGAAGCGGTCAAGGGTGAACATCCACGACACCTCGATGTCCTCGACGTCGACCGAGGTCTGCGCCGCGTCCGTCTGGAGCTGCGATGGCTGCAGGTCGGTCGCGCCGTAGGTGTAGTCCTGCAGGTAGACCGGGACGAGCGGGGCGTGATCGGCCGGACGCTTGATCCCCTCGAAGTCGCCCTCGAGGTAGGCCACCTGCTTGCTGTTGAACGTCAGCTTGCCGCCTTTGCAGAGCATGCCGGCGTACACCTCGCACTGGCCGGCGCGCTGGATATAGAGCGTGATGAACTTGGGCCGGGTGATGGGCATGGTGTGCGTGTAGGGCGCGGCGGCGCCCGTCAGGGTGTCCATGAACCCACACTGCGCGAGAAAGGACATGACGGCCACATCGGAGAGCGGGACCTTGACCTTGCCGATCACTTCGCCGTCCTTGTCGGTCACGCGTTGCTTGTTGAAGATCGAGCCCACGGCCAGGTTTTCCGTGGACCGCTTGGGGTCGAAGCTCCCCTCGAGGCTGTCGGGGTCGACGGCCAGGAAGATGGTCGGCGGAACGGCCACGCCGGGCGTCGCCTGGTTTTCGATGCCGAACCCGACGACGGTCTGCGCGCCGCCGGCGGGGTTGAATGTGCCTGCCATATCGTCCTATCCTCCTGGGTCGTCTGTCTCTGGTCGCTGTGGTCTGAACTGAGGAAGAGCCTTCCTTACGAGGGGCTGGTGGTCGCGGTGGCCGGCGTGGCCGAGGACTCAGCCTCATGGGCTGGCTCGGCAACAGGGAGCGCGCCGATCCCGGGTAGGGCCACCGTCGACGCGGGAAGCGGGTCCGGGGCGCCGGACGCGGGGGGCGCGGGGGGCGCGGGGGGCGCGGGTTGTCCTGGATCGAGCGCGCCTGGGACGCCGGGGGCCGCGGACACGGGCGCCTGGGACGCCGGGGTCTGAGGCTGAGGCTGAGCCGGCGCGTCCGTTATGTCGAAGAGGTCGGCCGGCAGCAGCGCCGCCACGGCGTCGTCGAGGTCCTTGGCCTGGCCGGGTGTCCAGTCCTGGCCCAGCGTGGGCAACTGGACGGGGGAATGGTAGGTGAACGCGCATCGCTTCATGGCTGTGCCCCTTGCGTGTGCTAACTATAGAGGGTGTGCGTCGGGTTTTCGATGACGCTGATGGCGCCGTAGCAGCCCATGTAATCGCGGCCGCGGTACTGGACGTAGGGTCCGAACTGGCCGTGCACCACCTCGATCACATGGCCGGCCGCCACGGCGCCGGGGTTGCCGCCGGCGTCGAGCAGCTTCTGTGCGCGCACGTGGTCAAAGATCGCCTTGAGCTGGTCGACGCGGCGGATGACCTGACGGCCGATGACCTCGGGCGGCTGCTGCTGCTCGGTGGCCGGCCGCTCTAACAGGACGAATGAGTACAGGTTGGGCTGGCCGTCCTTGTTGCCCCGCACCGCGCCCTCCTGCACCACGAAATCGCGCCACGGGTTGAGCACGATGCAGGGATACGTCATGGTGCGATCTTGTTGCGGATAGGCGTACACAGCGATGGGCGCCATGACCGGCGTGGCCGCGGCGGCCGCGGCGGAGAGCCCCGTTTGAATCGCGCTGGTCAGCAGGTCAAGCGTCGCTTCGACGTTGGGCGTCAGAGCGGCCTCCCCGCGAGCTCGAGCAGCGTGGCGATCTCCCGCGTCTCCTCGTCGAGGAACGTGGCAAAGCCCTGCTCGAGTAGTGACGGCTCGTGATCGAGCGCGGCCACCAGGTCGGGGTTCGCGGTCGTGCCAGGATGCTGAACCTCGCGCGCGAACGCGGCGCCGCCCTCACCCTGCCAGGCCAGCGTCGTCCCGTTGCGTGGGCGAATGATGTGCGGCGGCGTCCCGGTGACGAGGTAGGCCGTCTGCGGCGCCGTGTTGACGATCGTGTAGTCGCCGGGACCCTCACGGGTCGCGCCCCAGCTATCCGCAGCGTGGGGGAGGGTTTCGCCCGTCTGCGGGTCCGTGCGGTCCTCGCCGCGCGGCGTGGCGTGGGCCAGACGCGTCACGCTCTGCCGCGCGAGGATGCCCGCGCGCCGCGTCATGCGGCCGGTGATGATCTCGCTCTCGCGGCGCAAGATGGTCTGGGCGGCGGCCAGGCCCGGCGCGTCCAGGGTGATATGGACCGCCATTAGAGCGCATCCCCGATCAAGTCCACCTCGACGCGCGCGAGCGGGTCGGCAATGGGATGGACGGCGTGAACCTCCAGTCCAAACTGGAGCGGCAGGGACGCCGTGATACCGTCTAGCGCCCCGATATCGACCCAGTCGCCGCGCCGCCAGGCGGCGTCCGGCGTGTCGAACAGCCGGGCTGTCAGGACGATGCCCATCCCCGTGTCACGATCGTCGGGCGCCGCCCAGCGGAACTCGACCCGACGGCCAGCGTACGCGGGACCGAGGGTGGGGCCAGCGGCCCCACCCCGATAACCATTCACCGTCGCGTTCGGAGACAGGTAGGCCAGCCGGCCGTCGGCCGTCGTGAGCTGGTAGCACACCACCTGGCGCGCGAGATCGATCGTCCGTGGATCGCGCACGATGACCGCGAGAAAAATCCCCAGGGGTGTGCCCAGGCGATCGCCCGTGCGCGCATCGATGCCGAGGGGCAGCTGCAGCAGCCACCGCTCGGAGGGGACCAGCCTGTTATCGGTCGGCCGCAACTCGCGCCGCTCGGGCACGATAGAGCACACCGTCTGCACGTCCGGCGCACCGGAGCGGGACAGAACGCAGGGCGTTGCCATCAGGGACTGGACCTCGCCGCGCAGGTCGGCGAGCTCGGCCGCATCCAGGAGAAACATTAGTAGCCGTCCCCATAGCCGTACGCCTCGCGCGACGGGAGGTACACGCTGTCGAACTCCGGGAAGGGCTCCAGGAAGTCGAGGCCCAGCCGGCTTTCGGTAAAGACGCGCGGGCCATACCCGCGGCTCGTGATGTCTACCTCCGCCTGCTCGAGCAGGCGCTGCGCGTGCGCAGAGAGCTGGCTGCGCGTCTTCATCACGGCCGGCTGGTCCACCTTGATGTCCACCGCCACGGCGAGGCGACGGCACAACGTGCGCAGGCCGTAATACGCGGCCACGGCCAGCAGATCGTCGGCGTACACGTCGTCGACGCTCGCCGTGGCCAGGCCGGATTGGGGGACGCGGAACGGGCGGAAGGCGGCGTCGATGGCCATGGCCCAGCCCGGCCCATCGTCGGTCGCGGTGACGCCCGCCGCGGCGGCGAGCGGCGCGAACTCCGCCGCCAGGTACCCCAACACCGCCATCCGATTCATCGCTACCCTACTCTCGCTTTGTGCGTCTGTCTACGCGTCTGTTACGTCAACGCGCGGCCGTGAGCGTCCACGGTCTTGCCGTTCACGACGTACCGGCCACCGATGGCCGCGTCCGCCGGCTCGGCGGTCTTGGCGGCGTCGATCGTCGCCTCTTCCCGGATGTCCTCGTCGGCGACGACGGTGGACATGATCTGTGCAATCTCGCTATCGCGTACGCTGTCGGTCATCTGTGTATCCTCCAGCCCCGGACGGGGCGCAATCCCCCGCTCGGGATGGGTCGGCGTCGATGCCACCGCGATCGGGAGGGGAGGAGATTGATCGTCGCCCCCCCTCCTGGTCGCATGGCTTAGAACAACTGCGCGGGCGTCGGGACGGTGTAGACGGTGTGGGTCGTGTCGAGCACGGCGCCGTTCGTCCGGTTCCACACGGCGATGCCGTAGACCCGGCGGTACGTCTGCGCGCGCAGCGGGTACTGCTCGTTATCCGCCACGAGCTGGAGCGTGCCGGAGCCCGCGCGCCGCTCGCGGAAGCAGAGCGGCTTGGACTGGTTGTCCATGTGCGTGACGTAGTACCCGGGCACGATCCACGGCTTGACCCACACCTCGACGCCTTTGAGGAGCCCGATGGCGCGGTTGTAGAGCTGGGTGGGGTTCAGGGCCTCGCGGCCGACGGCGGCCGTGATCGCCGGGATGATGCGCGCGTCGACGTACGGCACGAAGCTCGGGAAGGCGCGCACCGTGCTCTCATCGGCGCGGTTGATGTAGAGCAACGCCTTGCCGTCGGCGTAGTGCTCGATCACGTGCTCGGTGAAATGGATCACCTCGGTCTCGGTCGGCGCGCCGGCCGCGGCCACGGCCAGGTAGTGGGTGTGCGTGGTCGGGTCGAAGGCCTCGCCGTTCGGCCCGGGCGGGATCGGCGCGCCGTCGGCGTTCACCAGCGCCTTGATGGGCAGGTGGATGCTGTTGACCATCGTATCGACGAAATCGGTGTTGACCGGGTTGTAGATGGCGGCCTTCATCGCGCGCAGGATGCCGCGGACGTCGGCGTCCTGCATGGCGAGCACCTGGCCGGCGAGCTCGGCGCCGGTCATCTCGGAGAGAGCGTCGCGGGTCCATTGGAGGCTGGAGCCCTTGCGGCGCAGGGGGAAGCCGACGTTGGAGCCGGCGACGACTTTCTGCGCGTCGGGGGTGCCGAACTCACCGAGGTCCTCGACCTCCATCGTGGCAGCCCCGCCGTAGCGGCGCAGTTGGTCCGTGCCGGTGTCCATCAGTTGCGCGCGGGTTTCCGCTGTAATGCGGTTGTGCGCGGCCAGGGCCTCCGCGATCGCCTCGTACGCCCGATCCTCGCCGATGAGCGGGATGGGCGTCTGCGCCGCCAGGAGGTCCTGGAGGGAAAACGTACCGAAATTGGTTGGCATTGTCTACCTCGGGAAATGGGAGGGTGGAACGTAAGGGACCGCTGTACGGTGTGCGGTGTGCGGTGGGTGGGGAGCGCTGACGCCGGCGCAAGCGCTCCCCGGCTTAGATGGCCTGGCGGGTGAAGAGACGCGTGGGGTCGAACGCGAAGGCCACGGCCGCCGTGCCGCCCCTCGAAGGCGCGTCGGCGAGGCCGCCCAGGACCGTGCCCGACAGGTAGTAGGGCGTGCCCGGGACCAGGTTCTGCGCGTAGCGGATGTTGACGCCGTGCAGGAGCGTGACGGCCTCGCCCTGAGGCACGGCCACGCTGGAAAAGCCGTGGACGCGGGCGTTGGGGCCGGCGGCGCTGCCGTCGGAGCGGTACACGTTGCCGTCCGCGTGAATGCAGCAGGCGTCGCCCGCGCCGAGGGCCTCGCCGGCATGCAGGCCGGTCAGCCGGTTGTTCGCCGGCGGGTTAACGGTCGCGAGGCTCGGGGAACCCGCTTTTGTCAGTTCTGCCATGTGTCGTTACCTCTAGAAACTCGCGGTGCGCGACCGGATGAACGTCTCGGTCTCTTTGGATGGGTCGCCGCCCTGGCCGCCCGCGGGGCGAGGGGAGAGCGCGCTGCCGGGCGTGCGGGAGCCAGCGCCGGCGCCGGAGCCAAACTTGTCGGCGATGGCCCGCGCGGTCTCGAAGGCGGTCAGGCGCGCCTGCGCATCGGCCGTGTCGGCGGCGGGAACAAGCCCCTTGATCTCGGCCGGCCAGTCCTTCATCGCCGTGTCGATCTGGCGGTTGACGTGCGTCCGCAGGGCGTCGCGCTCGGTGGTCGCCGCCTGCAGTTGAGGCTCGATCTCCCGCACTTTCGCCTCGTGGCGCTCCGCGAGCGTTTTGAACTCCTGTTGCTCGGTCAGACGCTGCGCCTCGGCGGCCTCGCGGTCGCTCTTGGCCTTGGCGTCGATCGCGCGCTGCTGGCGCTCCAGGCGGTCTTTCACGACCGCATCGACCTCGGCCTGCGTGAGCATTTTCTCGCCGCCCGTTCCGCCGGTCTGTCCCGCGCCGGCCGTCGTCGTGGTGGTTGAGGGCGTCGTCTGCGTCGTCTGCGTCGCGCCGGGATCGGTCTGCGTCGTCGTGGTGGTCTCGTCGGCCATGATGGTCTCCTCCCGTTCCGGTTTATGCCGTCCCGTGGACGTTAAGGGTGATAGATGAGGGGGATTAGCGGGCCTGCGTGCCGTCCATCAGGCGGTCGGTCATGCCTGGGGACTGTTCGACACGCTCGTAGCTCGCTTCGAAAATGTTAGGTTTACAAGGGTAGAACTCGCCCGCCAGGCCCCGGATGAGATAATCGCCCGGTCGCGCCTGCATTTCACCCTCCAGCGTTGCAATGCTCAAGCGGTAGCCATGCCCGGCGTGGGTCACCTCGTCGATCATGCCAGAGGCGCCGCCGGCCCAGGCAACGATACGCGTCGCGGATGCGCGCGTCCCGTCGTACCGCATGGCGGTCACGACGACAGGCTTCTTGCGGTACTGACGCGGGTACTCGGCCAGAATGTCTCTCGCTATCTTCTGTGCGTCCATACGGGTGGTCTCCTAACGAGCCGTTTAGGCCTGGCTCTTCTCGGTGATCAGGACCTGCGGCGCCACCGCGGCGGCGCGCAACTGGTCGAGGCCAAGCTGCGCCTGCTCCACCTGGATGCGCTCCAGGTCAGAGGTCGGCAACAGCGGCCGCGGCGCGATATCGAAGTCGAGATCCCCGCGCGCGTAGCTGCCCAGGTCGAAGGGCAGGAAGAGCTGCTGGTGGCGCGTGAGGGGGAAGCCCCAGTCGCCGCGGTTGGCGCGCCAGCCGGCGATCGACACCGCCATCTGGAAGATGCGGACGGACGCCGCGTCGTAGTTGGCCGCGCTCTCGACGAGCTTGCCGCCCACGTCGCCCATCAAACGGGCCGCGGCCGGGCCGGTGACCTGGCTCATGCCGCGGAGCTCGCGGTAGAGCGTGACCTCGGGATGGTCCATCTCGATCTCGGCCAGCAGCTTGTCCATATGCGGGATCACCGCGCTCGGGTCCAGGCTGCCGGCCAGGGTCATCACCCTGGTATCCGCCGGCCCCTGATACATCCGCACGCCCTCGCGGTCGGCCGGCGGATTGTCGAAGTCGGTCGTGGTCGGGCGCTTGGTCTGCGCCTGCTCCTCGCCCGCGCGGCCGATGCGGCCACTGGAGGCGATGAGGACCGGGTTCTCCACCAACTTGTGCACCTGGTCATGCACGTGACTGGCGATGCTGTTGAGCTCGTCGACTTTGCCCAGGCTGCCGTGAATCGCCGGGGCGCCGTAGTCGCCACCCAAATCGCGGTGCTTGACCCACACCGCCGGCACGAACGTATAGGGGTTCGGGTAGCTCGCCCCCTCTCCATAGTCGAAGGCAACGCCGTCTTTGAAGAAGCGGTACTCGGCGGCGTCCACCTCTTTGCGGTAGATGTAGCGGATGTTTTTCTCGTCCGTGGCCTCGTACTGGAGCGCGTAGCCCCGCACGTTGCCGGCGGCGTCGAGGTCGAGCGCGGCCAGGTTGCCCGGCCACGTGACGTTGGCCGTTACCTTCCCATCGTCCACGTCGTCGATGATCTCCACCAGGACGTTACCGGTGGCCGCGGCCCACCGCACCATGACGCCCTTGCCGTTCTGCCAGCCGGTCCAGCGCCAGAATTGGGCAATGGCCGCCTGCAGCGCGGGGTCCGTGTCCTCGGCGAAAGGGATGGCGATCTGCACGCCGTCGGGCAGGCTCTTGCCGTCGAGTGAGAGCACGCCCGGATAAACCTGCGCGGCGTAGAAGTCGACCAGGCGCCGGGTCGGGTTGTACAGGCTGCGCATCTGGCGGTAGAGCTTGTTGACGCCCTTGTACCCGGCCCAAATGCGCACATCCTCGAATGCCGAGTTGTCGTAATAGCTCCAGAGCAGCAAGTACCAGGATGCGCGCGATTGGACGGCTCCGCCTTCGACGTCGGCCGGGTTGTTATAGGTGCGCCGCCACGCGCTGATAGCGGCCTGCGTCGCTAGCTGCATGCGCCCCACCAATCCCGATAATCCCGCTCCCGCCATGTCACCCCAGTACCTCGCTACCCGTCGCTACCAGCCCGTGAACTCAAGAAGCCCCTGCGCGATCGACGGGTCCATCTCCCGCACGTCCTCAACGCCGCTCAGTTGGTCGAAAGCGCCGTCCGAGCCGTCCATAATGTCGTCGTGCGGCAGGTCCGGCTGGCCGTGCATGTGGGCCAACCACTCCTCATTCCACGACCCGCGCAGCAGCTTGACGTTGCCGGCGAGCGCCTGCGCGGCCAGGCCGCGGGCGCGGGCGCGGGTGATCTTGTCACCCTGGGGCCGAATGCCGCCCACGTCGTACCCGTCGAGCATCTGGATCAAGCGCGCCGTGTCACGCTTGCCCGACGCCCCGCCCTCAGCCTCCCAGCGCGAGCGGTACAACGTCCCGCTGTCGGCCGCCGCCCAGGCGTCCTGCTTGGTCGTGTGTAGGACGAGCGTATCGGCGGCCGTCGGGCCAATCTGAACCGCCACGCAATCGGTCACGTAGTAGACGCCGCGCACCTTGCGGATCTTGACGCCGGCGGTGTAGTCAGGATCGCTCGACTTCTTGCCGCCCATCGTCTTCTCGGTCGCGGCGAAGTCCCAAAAGCGGCACTCCTCCCCGGCTGCCGGGACCGCATCCACAACCTCAAACCAGGCGCGGTTGAAAATCTTGCCGGCGGTGTGACGGATCTTCCAGTTGCCGCCGAGCAACCGTTCGCGCTCGACGAACGGCAGCGCCATGAGGCTGGCCACGTAGCCGGGGTCCTTGCTCATCAAGGCCGGGTTGTCGGTCAACTTGGCCGGGATGAACGTCACGCTCTTGACCTGGCCGGGCTCGAGTCCCTCGACCTGACCGGCCACCTCCTCCGCCGTGTCTCCCCAGATGATCTGGCCGTTGACGCGCGTCATGTAGCGCAGCACGCCCGAACGCTCAGGGATGGGAAAGCCGGTCTCCTGGTCGATCCACCAGGCGATGAAGGCGGCCACCCACGAATCGGCGTCGGGGTTGCAGGTCCCGCGCACGTACGGGCGGACGCCGCACGTCGACCGGTTGCGGGAGAACATGTAGAAAAACTGGGTCTCGGAGAAGTGGGTCAGCTCGTCGAAGCACAGCAGGCAGATCTGCGAGCCCTGCCAGTTGTAGACATCGGACTCATGCTGCAGCGAGGCAAACTTGACCGCGGCGCCCGAGGGGAACTCCCACTCGAGCATCATCTCGCGCGGGTGCGCTCCCAGCGGGCCGTACATCGCCGTCGATTCGTCCCACAGGCCGCCCTGTGCGCGGATCTGCGGCTGCGAGGTGCGGAAGATCGTGGCCCCGAAGCGCGCGTTGTGGATGTGGCGCAGAGGCTCCATCAGCAGGGCGAAGCTTTTGCCACCGCCCGCGCTGCCACCATAAATAGCGACATCAGCGGCGCTAGACAGGTAGCGTTCCTGGGGGCCGGGCTGAGGCCGCAGCACAAGCGGTTCAGCCGTTGCTGCGATCACGGCCATTCTCCGGGAGATAAATGGTGACTTTCAGCGCCTCGCCGTCCTTGCCGGTCACCTCGAGTTTCTGCGGCGCGTCCACGCCGGCAAGCTTGCTGTACGCGGCGCAGGTCTCGCGGATCGTGTTCAGCCAGGCGACCTTCAGGCTCTTGAAGGGCGGGGGCTTGAGCTCCTTGTGGACGCCGCCGTCGGGGTCGGGGACCTGATGCTCGCGGTCGAAGTCACCCTCGATCCACCGGCGCTCGCGCTCGCACTCGTCGTCGTAGGCCGCCCAGGCCTCGTCGATGATGCGCTGGTAGGTGGACACGACGTAGGCCAGCGCCCGCGTCTTCTGCCCCGTGGCCCAGGTGTCGAGCTTGCTGGTTAGGGCGCGCACGTCGTCGGTCACCGTGTCCTTGTCGACGCCGAGCTCGGCCGCGATGGCGCGGTAGCTCGTACCGGCGACGAAGAGACGGAAGACGTTGGCGCGGCGCACCGCGCGCGCGGGATCGCTGGATCGGCCCATAGCTGTGGCGGTGTCCCTCACTGTCCGACGGCGGATGGTGGATGCAGGCGTGATACTGCAATGCAGCGCCTACTCTCATCCGGTCGCGCACCCGGCGCAAGGGGACAGGCGGGCCATCCCGTCGCGGGTGTCAGTCGTGGGGAAACGTCAGTCCCAGGGCATCTCCCCGAGTTCGCAGTCCTGGTGGAAGCGCGCGCTGACCCACTCAGCCAGCCGCTGCTCGTGGCGGAGAGGCACGCTCCACACGCCGCCCTTGACCTCCGTGACACTCATGTAGCAGGCGTCGCCATGGCGCGGAAACTGGTGGCGAAACGAGCCGACGAGGAGCGCGTGCGTGCGCCCTGATATAGTGCGCCAACTGATACGCAGCCGGCCGCCCTCCGCGACGCAGCGCACGACCGCCTCGCGGCGCATCAGTCGCGGCAGGGCTGCCACGTCGTCGGGACAGATGGGGGGCGGCCGGCGTTGGCCTTTCGGAGTGATACCCAT